CAGCCGTTACCGATATATTATCGCCTATCATCACGCCGCCGAGCGTGTCGGCTGTTGCAGGCGACAAGGTATAACCTCCGCTGCCACCGCCGCACTTTATACTGCCTGCCACCCACAGATTTCCTGCGTTATCAAGCACGAGTGCATCGCTTTCGTAACTTCCTCCCGGTGAGCCGTTTCCGACAACAAAAAGTGCGTCTTTGGTCTTGTTGCTGACACCGAAAGCCGCACCGCCTCGATAATCGGATACCGCATACATACCGTGAGCAAAGGACGCTTCTGCTTTCGCTTTGCTGTTTATTCCTCCTGCGTGGCTGTACCAACCGCTTGCAAGAGCATTGTATCCTTCCGCATGGCTGTATCCGCCGTCTGCAACGGTATTATACCCTTCTGCGTGGCTGCAATAACCGCTTGCTGTGGTGTTTTCTCCCTCAGCGTGCGAGCTTATTCCGCTTGCTGTGGTGCTGTTCCCTTCAGCGTGTGCGTATGTGTTGCTTGCAGCTGTACCGCTTCCTTCTGCATGCGTGCTTGGCGCTGTTGCCTTCGTGCCGCTTCCTTCGGCGTGAGCGTATGTGCTGCTTGCGATATTATTTTCATAGTCGTTGAATATCTCACAGCCGATGCCGGTAGCGGTGAACTTGCCGACACTGCTGGCATTGCCGGTAGTGATTTTGTTGTTTATGATTTTCTGCGTATTTCCTGCCGTTGCCTTGTTCAGCACATTAAGCACCTTCAGCTTTTTGTCACCGCAGGCATAGCTTTGCGTATGCTTGCCGTTTGCGTACTCGTCTGTAATCTCGGTTATGACCGTTTCGTACTCTACACTGTCAATGCGGATAGATACCTTCTGTGCTAACTCAGGTTCGGCTTCGTCATCCATAAACAGTGGTTCTATCTCAAAGTCGTCAGATACCACATATTCTTCCGCCGCTTTAAGTGCGTATCTGTCTATCTCGGATACGCTGTCGGTATCGACATCAAGCACAACTTCTTTACGCTTTACTCCGCTTGCGGTATCATCGGGGCGCTTCACGCATTTTATCGTGACATCATCGCCACTACCGACTACGGCATATATAGCATTCTTGTATGCTGATGTTCCGTCCTTGCGTGTGTAGCTCTTGATGTTGTATCTGCTCTCGTCTATTATGATAGTCGGCTTGTCCTCGCTCGATTCCATATGTGGATTATAGTTATCGCCGTCCTCCGCATTATCATCTATGATTAGCCGCATATCGTAAAAATGCGTCTTGCAGTTTTTTAGCAGATTAAAAATTGCCGTGCTGACAGGCTCAAGACGTGTCATGTAACGGTCATCCTGTATGCCTGTAAGCGGCGGGTCTGCGTTGATCTGATTTACAGGCATCGTTATGCCGAACATACCGTATATCTGTCTGTCGCTATCTGTAGCATTAACGATATTGTAGTTGACGATGTCCGAGATACACGAAAATGTCGTGCCACTTGTGACGTAATAGCCGTATGTTCCCTTGTCCTGTTCTTCTTTCGGAAAAAGCGTGACACGAAGTGCAAACAGATACTTCAGATCATATCCGGTGACGGTTATCTTATCATCCTTCTTTTCAATATCCGTAACATAAAGAAACGTTCCTCTTACTATACGCTTTGTCGGATCGCTTGCTATATATGTCTGACCGAGCTTTTCCCCGACTATCAGCATACGGTCCGGCTGTATACATCCGGCTTCATCAGCGTGTGTAGGTATTGTCATCTCGAAACTGCCAATGTCGTATGCTCTGCGTGTATACTTGAAACTTTCAACATCAGATACGATACCGACGAGATTCTGCGAGAATTTTGGCTTCTTTACCGATAAAAAATCGTATACTCTAACTATCATCAGATGCTCCTTACATAATCAAAACGCACCAGCTTTGCTTTTATCGTGCCTGCTGTTGCAATGTTCTTTACCGATAAATTGTTATTGCCAGGATAGATATACTGCGATGTTGACTTTATCAGGTCGATACCGGAACGTTGCGAATACGGTATATACACCTTGCCAAGCAGTCCCCAGTCGATGTTTATCACATCACTTGTGCTCAGGTATTTTGTCAGCTGAAGCTCTCCTGTGGCGCTTTTGTATGTCCCCTGTGGCTCTTTGCCGTAGACGCTCATGCTGTTGTACGACACAGGCATTTCACGCCCCGAAAGCGCAATTATTGCCGAATGCGTATCGGTACCCGTCATGGCAGCTGTTGCCGTTATGCTGAGCATAGCCGGCACTTTATCCTCCGTCTGCGCTGTGAAATTTACCGACTGCGTTTTTCCCGCAGCTGCCGACAATTCCACATCTGCCGCTTTTACACGCCAGAACGGAACGTATGACAGGATCGATATTTTCGCTGTGCACAGCACACCTGCCTGCCGTTCTACCGCAGGAAGCTCACTGACAACGCCCTCAATCTGATATGTCTTGCCGGCGCTGTTCGTGTATTTCAGCGTACCTTCAACACCGGCGGGAAAGTACCGCATGAGCTTTCTGCGAAGTTCGTACATTGTAGCCGGCTTTCCGTTGCGAGGAAGCAGAGCAATTTCTGCGGTGATAGTACGGACATTTGCTTTTGCGCCGTAAAATCCCGCACCGTCAAAGCCTACACGCTCGGAGCTGTCGTGCTTATATCCGAGAGCATTTCCCTCAAAGCTAAGCAGGTGGAGCGGTATGTATCCGTCTGCGTCGGATGATGTATTAACATCATCGATAGTCACCGCCGTGCCGAGAACGGTTGAAAATGTGATTTTCTCCATACTTTTCTCCTATCTGATTACAATATCGTCCATCAGTGCGTCCTTGACCGCCTTTGTTATCTGAGCCATTGTCAGAGCCGTACCGATAAGATTGACATTCGCTGTGTTATTCCGTGTGTTGTCGTTATTGACTATGCTTTCAACGGTTTTTGAGCCATCGGCCATAGCCGACATTATCTGCTGTACGGTTTTCAGGCTCTCATTGATTGCGCTGATCTGATTGTTGTAGCTTTTCTGCTCGCTTTCATACTTTGCGTTTGCGGCATTTTTGCGCTCCTGTGCATTTCTCTGCCATTCCTTTTCCGCCTTATCATCGTACAATCCCTGTAACTTTTTCTCCATCTGCTCACGGGAGAATTCGTCAAGCTGGCTGTATTTAAGCTGTGCTTTAACTTCGTTTATCTGCTTTTCAAGATCGTTGTCCTCATTCAGACGCTTGCGGGCTTCGATTTCATCGTCAATCGCTTTTATCGTAGCATCACGAAGCTCTTTCTTTGCTTCAAGTTCACGCTTTATGAGGGCGATTTTTTTATCTGCTTCGGTCTTATATGCCTCAGAGGCCTTCTTGAATTCATTATCGGAACTGCTTGATGATGAAGAACTGCCCGAACCGCTGAAACTGCCTGCTTCCATATAGTTATCGAAGTTATCATACATTGCCTTCAGTGCATCACGCTTGAGCCTTAGATCCTTTTTTGCTTCCCATTCCTGCTGATCGTAGTATGAGTTAATATTTGGTGTGTCGGACGTGCCGATTGTTGCATCGTACTCTGCTATCTGTGAAGCAAGCTTTGCCTTTGCAAGCTCTTTGTACGCTTCTGTGTTCAGCTTTATTTTGCCTGTTTCGTTGTCAAGGCTGACACACTGCGTATACCCTGCGTCTATTAGCTTCAGCATAGTGTCATAGGATATATTGCCGTTCTTCCCCTGCTCTGCGTAGGCGGAAGCCAGCTCGTTAAGATTCTTAATGAGTGTTGATGTGCTGTCGGCAAGTTCTTCGGTGGTTTTTATGTTGTTGTTTTTGGTCTCGGTGTTTTCTTCGGTTTTCTTTGATGATTTTTCGATTGAATCAGTTAATTCGTCAACAGAAACTTTGGCTTTTTCTATTTTCTGTGCTTCATCTTCATACTTAATCCATAAATCGTTGTAATTTTTATAGGCTTCCGTTGCTTCGAGATTTACTTCTTTAAGCCTTGTTACAACATCTTTATAATAATCGGCTCGCTGACGAGCAGTTCCAGTTACTTGATCGTACAAATTAGCATCGCCAAAAAGCGGATAAGTTTTATATGCTCCTCTGCCCGTACCTTCGTGATCTTTGTGTGCGGCAATTGTTATTTTGCTCACGGCGCTCATATCCTCGTCAGAATCTACACTATGAACATCATCATAGTTTCGATTTGCATCAGAGGACGTTAATTCATCATAATACGATTGTGCTTTTGCTAATGCTAACTCTTTTTCCTGCCTTGTTGCTTCTTGCAGTTTTTCGATATTATCCTCATATTTTCCGTTTACGAGATCAAGCTTTTCAGCTGTAGTGCTGTACGTATCATTCAACTGTTTTTGTAATGACTGGAGTTCCTCTGTTTTCTCTGCCGCTGTGCCTGTGTTATTACTAATGGCCTTATAACGTTCAAGTACATCGGATAGTTCATCTGCCTTGTCTTTCGCTCCGTTTGCCGAATCTTTCAATTCATCTATTGACTTTTTTGCATCATCCGATGCGGAAGTGAACGCAATTGTGTCAACCACTAATGTAGCTAACAACGAAGCCATAAACACATACGGATTAGCCGCACCGACAGCGTTAAATGTTGCCTGTGCCGCTCTTGCCGCCTTTGTAGCTTTCGTAAAGTGCTGTATTGACGCTACCGTCGCACTTATGACATTACCTATTCCTATAGCAACCTTAAACGTACCGAGAGCCACAGCCCCCGCTATTATTGCTTCCTTGAAGTCGAGACCTACAGAGATAGCCTGCTTCATAAAAGCAACAAGATTTTTAAGCGATACACCTAAATTCTGCGCCCACTCGTCAAGCGTTCCGTCCTGCTCCCATTCTGCCAGCTGGTCGCTGACATCTTGCAATACCGACTTTACTTCTCCGAAAGCACCCTCGCCCATTTTGCGGAAGAACTCGGATATGTTATCCAGCAAGGTACTGAGCATACCATGCATAGTCTGTGACTGCTTTTCCATCATTCCCGCAAACTTTCCGTTGCCTGTTGTAAGCCCAGTTATAGCCTTGTTCAGATCGTCTATGCCGACCTTGCCTGCGGAAACCATCTTGGAAAATTCTTCACCTGTCACGCCTATGCTTTCGGCAAGTGCTGTCTGAAGCGGTACACCTGCCTCCGCCATCTGCATAAGTTCTTCGCCTGTAACCTTGCCCTTTGCAAGCATCTGACCGTAGGCAAGTGTTATTCTGTCCATTTTTTCAGCATTACCACGTGCGAGATCTCCGAGCTTTGTCATAGTATCGATAAGATTGCTTTCGTCCACGCCATAGCTCATCAGAAGCGAACCGCCGGAGATTACGTTTTCAAGCGTAAGCGGCGTTTTTGCGGCAAAGTCCCGCATTTTCTCTATCATTGCTGTTGCTTTTGATGCAGAACCGAGCATAACTTCAAGCGAGGTTGTATACTGCTCCATTTCGTCATTCGAGCCTATCAGCAGTTCATAAAGCTTTTTACCGCCGTAAGCCGCAATAAAGCCGGTTATCAGCGTTTTCATCTTTTTCATCTCATCGGAAACACCGGAAACGCCTGACTTCTGCTTTTTCAACTCGCTTGTGGTTTCTTTAAGCCCGTTTTTTAAATCGATCTGCTCGGTTTTAAGTTGTGCGGCTCTGGTGCGTGCCTTGTCAATCTCCTTTTCAAGCTCTGCCATCCGGGCTTTCTGTTCTTTTGTAGCTGTGCCGTTTTCTTTCTCGGCTGTTTTCAGCTGATTGAGTTCTTTTTCATACTCCTTAGCTTTTTTGTTTGTGTCTGCAACGGCTTGCTTATTGAGTTCAAGGGCTTTGTTAAGCTCGGTGAGCTGGGCTTTTATTTCCTGTACGCCCTTAGAAAATTTTGTACTGTTTGCCCCGAAATTCGCAGTAAGTTCCTGTGCCATTATTTTTTACCTCCCTTTTCCCACAGTTCTTCTATTTCATCACGGAAGCGGTTTTCCGCAAGCTCCGTGATTGCTTTCTTCTTTGATATAAGCGCCGCTCTGATGTGCGAGTATGCCTGCACAGCGCCTATCTTTCTGCCAAGCTTATCCTTGTCGCCTTTCTTGCGGCTCTTTTTACCCGGTCTGCCAAACTCTATAATCACGCTTTCAGGATGTGCTTTAATTGTAGCTGTGTCATACCCGGCTTTTACCTTGTACAGCTTGCCTGTTTTTGTTATCTGCTTCGTCAGCAATCCGCTGAGCTTTGTCGGAGATCCGTCTTTATTCGACCTGCCCTGCAGCATTCGCCGTTCTTCGTCTATCAGTTCATCGCCGACTTCTTCAAGAATTTCGGGGATGATCTTGCTGTTCAGCTTGCTATCCATTTCGTTTACCACTTGAATGAGATCTTTAAGGTCCATTCCGGATAAATCAAGAGTAAATAAATCATCGGACATTTTATCGCTCCTTTCAGAAATTTGGGTATAAAAAATCCACCCCTTTCGGAGTGGATGATTTATTCAGTTTTGGGCAAGTTGCATTTGGCTTTGTTAAGCCATTTGTTTAATGTGATATTTTGACCATGCACGTTAAAATCAAGTGCAATCACTCAACTGTAATGTTTGGTGATATTCTTAACACACTATTGCATTTATTGCATCGAAATTCACGAGCAGTCGAAACATCTTCTGTATTAGTGGTATAATATCCTTTCTGGCAATCTGTGCACTTGATTTTTTCGCCTTTTCTTAATCGTTCTATGAGTTCATAACCGTTTTCCATTTATATATCCGCCTTTCTTCCACTTAAACTCGGGATAGTTGTCTTTGGCAAGTTTTACTATATATCGTTTTTCTGCAACTGTTAAAGGTCTACCTGTTATAAACATTTTTTCTTTTGCAAAACAAACAGCTTCAGCCCATTGGTTTTGACCTATGCCATAATATAAATGCGTAGTTTCGTGTATCACCGTCTGTGCAGCCACTCTTTCATTTGCAATATTACGAGCATATAATCTGATGGAATTTCCTTGTTGCATTCCTCTGTTAGTATGACGCACTTCAGAATAATCGAAAATCGGTTTAACACCTTTTTCTGATAATTTAGTCAAAGCATCTCTACCGACACTTGATTTTTCCATTAAATCTACTACATTCTGCAATTCAAAATTAGAATTTTCAGAATTATTGGACACCTCGAAAACATCGGTAGCTTTTGCATAATTTATTATACTACTCTCTGTCAATTTGTCAACATCTTTTTTGCCGTTGTCAACCCCATTACCGCTTGTAAATCTGCCTGTATGCGGGTCGTGGTTATGGTTATATCTGAGCAGTATCCCTATCTCATCAAGACACCTCAGCTCCGTATCAGCGAGGAACAGGTCGTACCTGTCACTGTGGCATAATTCGATTATGCCGAAATATCCTTGTATCAGTGTCATTTTATCAGCTTTCCTATAACTATAGCCCCTGCTATCATAAATTCTGCGTGATCAAGCAAAAATTTCTTTATTCTTTCCATAATATTCTCCTAATACTGCACAAACACGCCGCAATCGCCGTTGAGTATCTCCTGCTGAAGCAGATACACCGCATTTATCAGCGACACCACCATATCGACCTTGCCGGCAGAGCGCTTTTTATTGACGTACTTGTTCAGATTTGTGTCCTCTGTACAGCGAGCGTTGCTGAAGTTAATTTCAAGCAGTTCATTCTTTGCAAACACTATATTTCCCGTGAGTATCTGCTCCTTGAGCCACTTTGTCGGAGCATGAAGCACGCTTGAATGCTGTCGTATCTCTACGCACTCTATCGGATCATCGGCGCTTTCGAGCTTCTGCACCGTTGACAGCGCATTCCAACGGTCGAAGCCGAGCTGAGCTATTATAACGCCGTACTTTTCTTTCAGCGTCAGTATGTAATTCTCGACAAAGCCGTAGTCTATGATATAATCGCCGCACGCAAAGCAATCACCGTTTGCGATATGCGTCTTGTAATTAACGTGCTCCTTTACTGATTTTTCCTCTACCTTTTCGGCAGGAATAAATGCTACCGATTTAACATATATCTTGCCCTCGTGATAGCATATCATAGCGAGCGCCGTGTTATCCTCTGTCTGTGAGAGGTCAAGTCCGAGATAGACTATCTTTCCCCGCCAGAACTCGTCAGGCACGTCCTCAGAGCAGTTTTGCACGGATATAAGGTCAACATAGCCCTCACTGCCTACGCCCTTGTATTGAATATTACAGTGCTTGCATAGGAAGTTCTCACGCTTGTTTTCATACAGCACAGCAAGCTGGCGGTTGTCTTTCAGTTCCGAGAACAGATCCGCATTATCGACAGCTACAGGGTTCGACTGATACAGCACACTGTCGTTCGTCTTCCAGTCGGGTACAAGCTCAATATCAGGCTCATAAAGCAACGCAAAATATTTCTTGCCAGAGCTGTACACCCCGTCAAGCTGTTTCTTGGCTATGTCGATTTCGTCCTTTAAGCCGTTATCATCATTCGGGTACTGTGTGGAAATAAGTATTCCGAGCTTGCTCTTAAGCGTAATCTGCGAGGAACGCATTGCTTCAACCGGATAGCCGTCCATTGCTCCGACCTCATCGGCAAGAAACAAGTGAGCCAGCTTACCGTCCAGCTTATCCTTACTGTACGCAAGCGGCGTATACTCCGTATCACACATCAAGCATCTGATCTCGGACCGCATAACCTTGAAATGCTTTTCAAGCAGCGGAGAGGATTTTATAATTTTCTTGATAGCTACTTTCAGCTCGCTCGACAGCTTTAAGTCGGGAGCTACAGAGAACAGACGGGAAAAGCGTGGCAGTGTCAGCATACCGATGATGAATATTACCGCCGCTGTGAACGTCTTGTAGTTCTTTCGGGCGATTTCGAGCAGTCCCGTGCTGTAATACAGCTTCCCGTCTGTTTTCGTGCAAAGCACCGCATATATAAAAAGCAGGCTGTAATCTTCAAGCGATGAGTACATATCACGGCCTAAGTCCGGGTGCTGTATGGCTTTGAGCAATGCGGTTATCTTGTTCCATTCCTGAACATCTACATAACCGTCATCGACAGCTTTAAGCCATTCGGCGCACTGTTTTCTGACGTATCTTCCGACCTTACCGGAGCTGTCCTGCAATGCCCACACGGCGTATTTGTATGCACGGCTGTCTTTAATCGTCATACTGTACAAACCTCTCTGTTGGGGCTTTGTACCCCATAAATGTTGCGTAGTCGTTCCATCTGTCCGTTATTTCGTACAGCGTGGAATATGTGAATTCTTCCTCCGTCCGTCCCATAATATCTATAAACAGACTGCGGAGCTTCTTGAAGTCGGGCTTTTCTTCTGTCGGCTTACTTCCCACTATCGGCGCAGGAAGTGCGGCAGTCGTAGCGGCAAGCACCCTGTCCTGCAGGTATTCCTGCGACAGTTCCTTTATCATATATGCCACTATCTCGGAACGCTTTACAGAGTCGGCTCCCAGTTCATCAAAGCAACATCTGAGCCCAGCTCTGATGTAGTCAAGCGGCAGAGGAAATGTCAGTTCAAACGGGCTGATGCCATTTTCTTCCGCTTCTATAAACGCTTTTATGTCATATCGCAGATATAAAGTATCTGTGATGTAAATTTTCTTGTTTAAAAGTTCTGTGAACATTGCATTTTCTCCTATAATCTTATAAATGACTATTGACATTTTTGCTGTATTGAGATATAATATTGATAGTAGATGTAATGTCTATGAAGGAGAGATGAACCTCTGCTATTTTGGCGGGGGGGCATCTCTTTTTTATATCTGCTTATACCTGATTACTCTTATATCGCTCTCAGATTTTACAATCATTATATCTACCTCTATATCTCTGTGCCATTTCATTCGCTTTTCAATAATGCCGAGCAACGTTTTTTCTTCAACGTTAAACTTTCTGCAGTCAAGCATTACTCCTCCGGGATTTCCCGATATTTGATTTATGCCTTTTCGCAAAGCGCTGTTAGCGGCTTTTTCGGACGAAAGACTTTTCAAATCCCAAAGTTTAGAATTCCATATATAATCGGGTGTTTTCACATGGTTTTGATTTTGCTCGTTCAACAAATGTATATCTCCGCCCATTTTATTATGTAACCACTGTGCAAAAGCGATTTCTTCCTTATGTGCCTTAGAATTGTAACTATCATCATACGTTAATGAGCCCTCTCCCGGAGTGGCTCTGTTTTTATATTCCTCTGTAACATCAATATACTGCTTTCCGAATGTAAAACGACCTGTTACAGGGTCGTGGTTTTTATTATGCCTTAGCAGTATTCCTATCGCTTCAAGGCATCTTTCCTCTATATCCGCAAGGAACGGATCGTAAAGTTCACTGCGACACAATTCAAGCAGTTCTATGTATCTTAATATTAGCTCCATTTTTCACCTGTAGATAATTTTCGGGGCAGTTTCCCGCCCCGTCATATCTGTACTTTTTTACACTTCAGCCACGATAATGCCCGAAGCGGTCGCAAACCATGCGTCAATGCTCGCCTTGTCTGTAACGGGATCAAGACCCTTTACGCAGTACATATCAACACCCGTGTTGATAAGCGCCTTGTAATTTGCCTGCAGTGCAAGGCTGTTGAATGTTACGCCGTTCTCATCGGTCGTCTGTACGTTCTCGCCCTGTGAAGTAAACTTGCACTTGGAGAACTTGTACAGGTTTATCTTGCCGTCCGATGTCATAGTGCTGTAGATGCACATTACATCGGGTACAACATCGTCCTTACCGCTTTCAAGTACTCCCGTTGCCGTGTTCACCTTTGCACCGAAAAGTGCTACCTCGTCAGCGGAGTTTGTGTTCACAATTGTTACGTCAAGCGTACCGCCTGCCTTAGCTACATAGCTGTCAACCTCAACGCCGCTTGCATACTGCGATGCGCTGTTCATTTTAGGAGTGTACTTTGTTGTGATGAGTATGTCCTTGATCTCGGTCACATCACCGTATGCCAGCGTATCGGCGTTATCCGTTGTCAGCGGCGCATACGCAAAACGCTTAGTGCATACAGCAGACTTACGATCTGTACCCTGTATTACTTTTGCCATAGTTATGTCCTTTCCTCATAGAGCGTAAACTCCATGACTAAAATTTTTCTGTTGGGATAAACATCAAACTGCGACAGATCGGTAGTGCCGGTAAATATACCGCCTACATTCTCTATCGCCGTCTGCGCTTTGTCATACAGCTCAATGTCTGCCTGCGGTGAAAATACGCTCACAGACAAGGAATACTGCCGTATATTTGCCCTGCCGGAGCTGAAGAACGTATCCCTGTACGATAAATTGTACACCGCATACTTCTCCGGCTCTTCGCCGTCCTCAAATTCGGGCATATAGCTGTAAAAATGCTCAAATACCGCCGAGAGTGCCGAATCAATCTTTTCTGTTATCATTGTCAGCCTCCTCTCGCCAGTATCAGCTTTATATGCAGGTCGCTGTCAGCCGCTCCGGTTGTTTCGACGTGATACCGCCTGCCGTCAATCTGTACGACAGACTGACCGCTGTATTCACGTCTCCACATATACACCGTAAGTTCCGACTTGTACCCTGCTGTTTCGGCGGCATATTTTGCCGTTACGCCAGGCTCGGAAACCTTTGCGTATACGGTCTTTACCGCTCTGTCTGTTTTGCCCTGCGAGCCGTTTTTCTGCTCGGAGGATATGAGCGTGATTTTTCTGTTAAATGTCATTCTCATTCACTCCGTTCAGCAAATTTACGCTGTGCAGGGCGAGTATCTGAGCGGTCACGGGGTTCTGCGACGCTCTGTCGGACGAGAAGTCACGAGAGGAATACATATCGTTTATAAGCACTAAGTAAGCCACCGTGATGTCTTCATATTCGTCTATTTTCGCATCATCAAGCCCCGTATAGCCCTTGATATAGGATTTCGCCGCTCCGGCACAGATTTCAAGCATTCCGTCCTCGTCATCGCTGACACCGCAGAATGCTTTAATCTTTGCGCTTGTTACCTCGCTTAGTTTCACTTTTCTCCTCCTTGTCTACAGGCACTATGTACCCGCAGGAGAGCAGGTCGTTCAGCACAGGACCGGCAGGGAGCTCACGCTCCTCGCCCTTTGCCATACTGACGGTGCCCGAAAAGTTGGTCGTTGCCTTTACTATCATTATTAGCCTCCTGCCTTCTTCATCTTAAGAGCGGCTATCTTCTGAGCGTTCTCGACCTTTGCGTCAATCTCCACCCATGCGATAACGCCGACAGCGTGCTGTGTTGCGTACTTTTCGTTAAGGATCTGGATTGATACGTCCTCGGAGGTCTTAACTGCAAGACCACTCATATCGCCGTAGTAGATAGCTGTCTTTTCGGAAGCAATAGCCGATACGCTGTCGGTTGTGTATACGGGCTTGCCGAACAGCGTATAGCCCCACTTTGCCGTTGCGTCGGGATTAAGGATATATCTGCCCTCGTTGTCCTTGAGCTTTCTTATAGCGGTTCTTGTAGCCTTGTTCATTATCCAGCAGGCATTATCCTGATATACGTCGGGGATTGTTTCCTGCAGGTCGATAAGCTCATCTGCTGTGATAGATGTCGCCGATGCGGTCGTTACCACCTGTGTAACACCTGCGGCAAGACCGTCTATCTTGCTTGCTGTGCCGTTGATAAGCTGGTTTTCGATCCACTTTGCTGCCGCAATCGAAACCTCGTTTATAACGTATGAAACGATGTCAAACTGCGAGTTGTTGATAAGGCTTCTCGAAACCTTTGAGAGCGCACCTGCAAGATAGCCCTTGAGCTCAATGCTGAGGAACTTACCCGATGTGCTTGCAAGGTCCGTAAACTCTGTGGCATACGCCATTGAGATAGCCTGCGTTCCTTCGTCGTAGTAGGGAATCGAGAGCGTACCAGCGAGCGTGTATCTTGTTGCCATCTGATAAATAGGGCAGATGTCGATAATCTTACGGATTATCTTGTTTGCGATAGTCGCAGGGATAACTGCGCCGTTATCGCCCTTTGTCAGATTGACATCTTCTCTTGTTTCGACTATCTGGCCTGTACGCAGATAGTTTTCGAAGGCTCTTGTTTCTGCCTGTTCCTTGTCGGTTGCTGTGCCGTCTGACTTTGCAGAGTTCAGATTAAGAGCGTTCTGCTCCTCGATTGAGCGGATTGTCTTGTTCAGTGCCTCGACTTCCGACTTCTTAGCGTCATAGTCTGTCTGCTCCTCTGTTGTCATCGCTCTTGTTTCTGCTGTAGCCTTATCGCAGAGTGACTTCATATCGGCGATAAGAGCATTTCTCTTTTCGATGAGTGCTTTTAAATTCATACTGTTTCCTTTCCGTCGAAGTAATCCGACATAAGCTGTAAAATTTCTATTTCCTTGTTGTAATCGGGGATAAACTCCCGGATTTCACCTGTTACCTCGACCGTATCGTTTCCGGCACTGCGCTGTTCCGTCACGGTCGTTTCCTCGCCTCTTGTTTCTATTGACGTGGCGATATAAGCGGGATTGCGGTTGAGAATTGACACCTCGTGCAGTGTCAGCCCCGTAATCATTCTGCGCTGTACACCCTCGTCACACGGCTCAAGGTGCGCCTGCGCTCCCGAAAAACCGAAGCTCCACCCTGTCAGATGTCCTGCTCTCGCCTCTGCAATCACTTCTCTGTCGGTGATGTCGGCTTCTGCGTGAAGTCCTATGCTGTCCTCACGCAGTTTAAGCGTTCCGTCTGTAGTGTCAAGCACCTTGCTGTGATTGAACCTCAGCTCGACCTTTGGATGATCTTTAAGGCTTTTTGCAAACGTACCGCTTACGATACGTTCGACAAACGGCGTTGTCATACCAGGTGCCATTGACGCAGGCAGCTGCTTGCTGTCACGCTCGACAGCGTTTACATATCCGCTGATGTGCATAAGATCAGCGGAGCGGATTTCGATTTTCATTTTTATCACTCCTTTCTGTGTTGTGGGTATAAAAATACCGCCCTTTTTAAGAGCGGTAAAATTATTAAGTTTGGTTCTGATCTGCGCCGAACTTCACAAAAAACGGCTGTTTTTGCAAAGTTTGTGTTCAAGTCAAGTGCAATCGATTGCACGAGGGCATAAGAAAACCGCCCTTGTTAAGAGCGGCCGTCATATTCAATTTCATTCTTCGTCCTCGTCATCTTCCCATTCAGAAGCGCAGGGCGGTAAACCGTCCGGTGTTATCTCGTCAAAATACTTGCACGTATCTTCGACTGTTGCTTTCGGATTTTTTTCTAAATAATCTATGACTTTATCTGCCGTCTGATATTGCTCTGGGGCTTCAAGAAGGCAGATAAAACTCATATATACATCATAATTTTTACGTGAAACGTCATCGTTTGGCGGGTATATATATTCAGGAATTGTATCCGCAAAACGTTCTATAATACGTTTTTGATATTCTGATTGATATTTTCCGTACAGTTCTTCTTTTTTCATAACTAATTCTGCCTCCATTTCTTTCGTATAATTATGCCGCCCTCTCCGTCTGATTCTACTTTATAACGATACTTGCCTTTACTTATATATCCACTTTCTCCTTTTTTGCTACCCGGATAAATGGTATTAAACTCTCCGCGCAGCTTTGTATAAGTCTTTGGCTTTACCTGTATACCGCTGTGATTTTTCTGTGGCGATGGTGCATACTTTGTTTTAGCCTGTGCTTCATAAACCGTAGTCACTATGCCGTCATCGCTGACCGTAACGGATTTAATTTTCCCGCCCGGCGCATTCGTAAACTTACCGTCTTTGGCGTGATAAGGGTTTTCTCTCTTTTCTGCTATTATATCACCCTCATCGCCGCTTTGCAAGCCCGCATCATCAATTTTAGCGTGGCTGTCGGTATTCGGCGTGTATATCTGCTTTGTTTTCGGATCATAAAGCACATCGTTAAGGCCGAGCTTGATAAAGTCAAGTCCGAGCGGCGCAAGGTTTTCCTTGAAGCGTATTTCGTCCGGCTGTAAGAAGTTTGCTGCAAGACCTATCTGATACGCCTGATAGCGTGTCAGAATATCAGCCTTGAGCAGTTCAGAAGTATCTATGACAAAATACTTACTATGCTTTTCTTTCTCAAGCAATAACGCCCTGTTAAGCGCCATTTCAAGCGCAGAAACAACAGGCAGTACGGCTGTCCTTATGCTGTTGATATACGTTCTGTCATCGGCTCTGCCCGACAGCACATCGGGAGATAAGCCAAATAGCATTGCTATCTGCTCTGCATTTGTCACCTTGTTCTGATTTAACTGCATCTCAACGGCGGTGGAGCTGCTTTCCTTGAAGTCGAGCCCGTTCTGCAGTATCATCATACCGTCACCGTTGTTGCTATAAAGCTTTCTCCATGCTTCCCGTATAGCCTGCAACGCTGGCTCGTCTACTCTGTGCTCTGTGCGCAGAAAGCCCTTCTTGTTACCGCCTCTGCGGCTCATCGACTTTTCAAGCTGTAACAGCATATAGCTTGATGTCAAAAGCGTGGGATTTTCGGCAAGTATGCTTACTCCCTTTCCTCCGTCAACGCTGTTACGGCTGAGAATGACAAAATCCCACGGATTGTACACTCTGCCATCAACAAGCATACGGAGCGTCTTATAAATAGCGTCAGAATTTTTCTCCACACTTACAGCACTGTCACGGACATATCTGAGAGCCAAAACCTCGTTTCCGCTCCGCTCTATGTGTATATATCCCGTTCCGTCAAGGAGCATATCACGGATAACCGCACGCTTTATTTCTGTCGGGTTCAGAGTATCGCCCGATTCTTCGTTCAGCAGATACAGGCGGTTATCCTCAGTGATTTCCGCCGCTGTCTGAACTTCGTCATTGCTGTTGTACAGCCTTATCGGCAGGCTTGCTATTGTGCCGGCTATAAAATTAACAGCCGCTGAAACCGCAGGGATTTCAAGCGCCTGTTCTCTCGTTATATTGCTTATCTGCTTTAGCCCGAAAGCCACTTCAATATCCGTGCCTTCAGTGTCACGCCTGAATATCTTATCAAACAGCCCCATTATTCTTGCCTCCCTGTAATATCTTCATTAAAGCGTCATCTTCGGAATTTTCCGCCTGCTTCGGTATTGCTCTGATAGCGGAAAGCACTGTCCAACCGTTTTCCTTTTCAATGTCGCTCATCATTTTTCGTTTCTGCATTATTATCTTGTCAAGGTCGGCTATCTTTGCAAGAGCTCCGGTCATCAGCTTTGTAAACTTCATCAGCTCATCGCTTGTTATTTCCTCGTCCGATAAATTATTAAAAGCTATCTCAATCTTCGACAGCACCGCTCTTTGCGTTACTGCATCCGCTTTGACAGCGTTTACTTCGCTGTACAGCTCGCAGTATCGATTAATGCTTGCTCCGTACAGTGCATCGTTTTTCTGTATCGTGCTTAGCAACTTTGTCAGTCGCAGGTACTCCTTGTGCGCTACCGGATCAGCCTTTACACAGTCACGCTCGAAGCACCTCTGCCCTGTGAGCATAGCCGCTTCAGCTTTCTCACGGGCTTCTTTTTCTTTCTTTGTCCTGTGTCCTGCACAGTTGTCTATCGTTTTTGCTCCTCTGGGCATATACTCACTCCTCTCAAAGTCATATCGGGAATATATCGTGTAAAGAGGTGGCGGTCAGATGTCAGACCGGGACCCCTCAAAAATCGCAAGGGTAGGGGGGCACACCATATATTGTGGTGTATGGTATCGTACCACTATATGTTGTGGCGTGAAAAATCGACGGTACAAGTCATAGTTGCCAGTTCCTGCCTGCTGATACGCCCACGTTCCGCCGCCTCGTGATGATAGCGGCACAGCGTTATAAGGTTATCGTTATCAAGCCTGCGGTCATAATCGACCTTTAGCGGCACGATATGATGCACAGACAGGTCCGTGCTGTTGATAACGCCTGCCGACAGGCACACCCTGCAGCAGTGACCGTCACGCTCAAGTATTTCATCGGCTTTTCTGCGCCATATCTTGCGGTTACGAAACCTGTCGGCTTCGCTGTCTCGTATCTTCTGTGTATACTTTATCCCGGCTGTGCATTCTCCGGGCTTGTGGATCTTGCCACATCTCGAACAAGCTTTTAACATAAATTTAAGATATAAGAAAAGCACCCTTTGCAGAGTGCTTGAAGTATTCGTCACCGTCCGCACGAAAGAATCAGAAGAGCGGACGGCTCGACTAAGAAAAAGGAGGTCCAATGGATAACTCTTGTACGCATAATTGATAGAAAAGGTGACCTGGCGGCTTATTAGCCGCTCCTCGGTCACTACGCTTTCGCTTCTTTTCTATCGTAATCATACCACAGATGCAATAGGACATTCAAGGACATTTTGCACTCTCAGAAGTGCTTTACCGTGAAGTCGGCATATCTGCTTATACGAGTAATGCATCTCACAGGCAATATACTCAAATGTCTTACAGTTTATGTACCGTGCTATCAGTATCAGCCTTAACCGCTCGTCAGCCACTGCCGATATAGTATGCTCTATCTCAGCCTTGACACGGATAAGTTCGTCTATTTCTGCGTTTATCTCTTGCTCCAGCGTTGCGATTTTTGCAACAGCCATACCAACCTTGTCCGATACCCCGCTGCTGTGTCCTCCGCCCGATGACGGCGATATGTTCGTTGCAAGCTCTCTGAACTGTCGTTGCTGTTCTATCTTTTGATTTATGCGTATGTTGATAAGGTGATAGCGTGATAGGTATTCTTTAGCGGTCATTGAGGTGCTCCTCTTTCTGCACTGCCTCATCGCAAAACTCTTTTGCAGAACAGCCTTTGCAATCTTCTGCTATCGGATGTCTACAACAAAAACTGCACTCTTTTACTAAAGCAACTCTGTCTTTCGGATCTGACCAGTCCATTTTTGTTTTACCTTCGACGTAATACTTGTCCATTTGCGGTACTCGTCTTACTTCAATATCGCAGAAATTTGCACCTTCACAGCAATCGGTAATTAATGCGGCTGATTTTGCTTTGCCTCGTGTTTCAGCAAAGACGACTGTTGCCCTAAAATTAACAGTTTCTTTTGCAAGCCAAGCTTTCATCATGCTATCTTCTCCAATTACCTCCGCTATCATATTATCCATAAGTTCCTCAAGCTCCTCTGGCGATATTCTGTAAGTTACAATGCGATTGCCAAGTAATGTCGTTGTCGATTCACTTGCCGTCTGCTGAAAACGGCAGACAAACTCTCTGATTGTATCTGCGTTGCTTCTGTCAGGAATTTTACGCCCACAGAACAGGCAGGTTTCGGTTGCGGGTTTGCGTTTAGTCATTATTTATCTCCTTTGTCCGTCTTTTTTATCCATCTTTGCTCCGCAGTTAGGGCAGTACAGATGTGGATAATCATCAAGGTCATTGTCGGGGTGCGTGCAACAGCTACACACTCGGTCGTGAAAATACCCTACTTCCCAACTTCCGTGCCTTACTGGCTCGACATCAGCCGCAGGTATGCAATCTACAGCATAATAAATATCTGCCGCAATGTTCATAGGGCAAGTTTCATCTCCTGCTATATCGTTCATAATTTTTGACAATACTTCACGCTTAATATATTCTTTCATTTTCAACCTCCTCCATATTCACGACAGACAAGCTGTCCGCTTTTCTGTCTTTAAGCTCAAGCACATAATACCAGCCCCTTATCTTGCTGTAACGGGATATAACACCGCTTATTGTGTATTCGGCGGTTATTCCTCCGTGTGTATGCCTTACGGTCTGACCACTTATCATAGCCTGCTGAACTTCGTCTATCGTCATTTCAGCACCTCGACCTTGATATATATTCCGGGATTTGCCGCCCAGAACTTTTCGCATATCTCGCTTGCGACAAGCGCATCGTCAGTCCAGAAACCGCAAACAGTCATGCAGTCCTTCAGCATTTTCTGAAGATTGTCGGTATCTGGCTTCGTTATACGATACTCTCCGTCTTTGTGCTGTTCTTTCGGGAACAGCCACTTTGTCGTCAGCCTTACCCCCTTTTTATACGGTTTGTCGGGTTTATGCTGAGAAAGGTACGCTGTCAGTTTAGCCTTCGCCGATCTGACTTCGGGCGGATCATAGAATATCGGCTTGCCGTGAGAAACCGTTACTTTGTGTTCCTGTGCCGTTACCGTAGGCGGTATCATCGGCATAAAAAAGCTCAAGCTATTACCCATATATTAACATCTCCTTTTGGATTTTTAATCAGTGCTTTTGTCACAGTCAGGGGAAGAAGTCGTCGTGCGCAGCTGTCGCACGACTACTTCACCCTGTGACCGTCAGGGAAAGAAAAAACCTATATACGTAGTATATAGCATTTTCCCTGACAGTGAAAATCTCGATAATTCACCGACTTTTTCACTCTGTAGGGAAAGTGAAAATTCTCGACTTTTTCCCTGACAGTGAAAGAAATTTTCTCGACATTTTCCCTGTCAGGGAAAATGAAAATCACCGAGATTTTCCCTCGCAGTGAAAGTTTTCACTTCGACTTTTTCCCTACCTCGTTATCGTCAATCCAGAAACCGCCGTGCTCTTTTATACGGTTTCGGACCGTCTTTTCGGTCACGCCCATATACTCGGCCATACCGGATAAAGTAACCTTGCCGTCAATCATGCAAGCATCAAATGCCGTTTCGAGCGATTCTTTACGCTCGTCCTTACGTTCCTTTTCGGTCTTTTTCTTGCTGAAATTCTTTTGCCAGCCTACTGCTCTGCCGTCATCGGGCTGTATGTCTTTTAATACGTCGGTCTTGTCTATACGATGAACGGGATAATCAAACCAAACGTTCACCGGCGGGAACTTCGGGAACTCTCGGAGCGTGCCTTCTATACGCCACGCTGTACGGCTCTCTGTGCGTTTTTCACACTTGGTAATGAAATCACACACATGCTTATAATCTGCGTCCGGCACAGCGTTTCTGAGTGCTTCACGCATCTGCTTTGCACTGCATATATCATCCTGTGAAACATCGTCTTCGTGTCCGCATTTCTTCAGCCGGTCATAGCATATCTTGCAGGTCATCTTGTCTTTTTCGTGCTTTATTATGCTGTCGGTAAGCTCCAGCTCCGTAAGGTCAAGCAGTGCATCGGGATCTCTTGCGAATACACCCGAACCCGAGGCTCTGTCCATTGAACGCTTACCGCCCTGTGCACCTTTTGAATGGTGATGACAGTATATAACTGCACAGCCAAGCTCCGTGCATACCTTATCAAACTGATTGCAGAAATGCGCCATCTGATCGGCACTGTTCTCGTCACCGGTAATAACCTTATAAATCGGGTCTATGATAATGGCGATATAGTTCTTCTTGCTCGCACGGCGGATAAGTTTAGGTGCGAGCTTGTCCATCGGGACAGACTTACCTCTTAGGTTCCATATATCAATATTACTGAGATTTTGAGGTTCCCAGACAAGTGTTGTATATACATCTTTGAAACGGTGCAGACAGGAAGCCCTGTCAAGTTCAAGATTTACATACAACACCCTACCTTTGGTACAGTTCCAGCCAAGCCATTCTTTGCCTTCCGCTATTGCACAGCACATTTCTATAAGAGCATACGACTTACCCGCCTTTGATGGTCCTGCGATAAGCATTTTATGTCCCTGTCTGAGTATACCATCAATAAGTGGCGGTGCAAGTTCCGGAAGATTGCTCCACGCATCAGCCATGCTCTCGGTATCGGGCAGGTCGTCATTTACACTTTCTATCCATTCCCGCCACTCATCCCAACCGTTTTTACCGATGTCTGTATCAACTATGTACTGTCTGTTTTCACCACGCTGAACACCGGGAAGACGTGATAATCTTGACGGATTACGATTCTGCGTATCGGGTGACAGTCCGTTTTTCTGACATATCTGATACAGAAAATCTACACGTTTACGGTATTCATCGTAATTTGCGGCATCTACCTTTACAATAGCGTGCAGTGACTTCTTTCCGCTGTACACAAGCACAGCTACGGGCAGTTCAAGCTCACAGATTATGGCGTGCTGTTTTTCTATATCTACATTGTCGCTTTCGACAAGCGCATATCTGTATTCGGTTACGTTTTCATTCTTAACGCCTTTGCCGTCAAGAGGGTTGAAACGTATCCACGCCCCCGCCTGAGTGTTGTAATCACCGAGAACAGAGCCTATATCGCCGTCACACTGCGACAATGATTCGATAAGCTGACCTGCCGTGCGGTCATAATAGCCCTTGTTGGCAGGGATGAATTTACCGTCTTTTTCGTAGCTTTGCACAACATATCCGACATTTTCGCTCTGCTCGAATAATGCTTCAAGGTATCTGATTATTTCTCTGTGAGGCTGCCAGTCTGTCGGAGCGTTTATTTCTTTGCCCTCTATCCAGTTTTTGTTTACAACAACGTGTTCATCGTGATGTTCGTATGATATTTCATCGTCCCAGTCAAGCTCACGTTCTTCTCCCGTGCCGAACATCATTCCTCTGTCCTTAGCCATCTGAACTATGGTAGCGCCCGTGACAGGCGAGGAAGAGCCGTTGAAGCTCTCCCATTTCTTTTCACATTCGCCTTTATGGTATCTGTTGTCATTTGCCGACCAGTTATCCCATACGGTAACGGAATAGCCCTCTTCTTTGAGTGCCATACCGACATTCACCCACTCCTGATAGGAAAGGTCTGACGGGCTTATATATTTAAGTGCTTCGTTAAGATCAAAATCAAATTCCGACATCTGAATTATTCACCACCTTCGGTTCATAGCTTGCAGGATCTATTCCGTTCGGAACGTGCCAGTTGTTAGCCGCTATTCTGTCAATCAGATTTCTTGCACTTTCAAACTGCCATGTGCCGACGTGCTTAAAGCCCCGGCTTTCGAGAAAACGTATCTGCTTCGGTGTTGTAAGACCGAGAGTGCGCCGTTTGCCGAGCCTGTCCAGCAAAAGCTGAGCTTTACCGGCGTTGTCGATCTCATCGGGGAATATACCGAGCTTTTCAAGCGTTGTTTTCTGCTTGTCCGACGGCGGAGAACACTCCCAGCCGAATGCCGGAACATAGGAAGATAAGTCTTCCGCCTGAATGCTCATTTCATACTGGAGAGGATCTACAAGTTTTCTCTTGCGTTTTTTCATTTCCGCAAGCTGTTTTGCAAGCGCTTCCTCATGCTGAGCAACTACATCTTCTTTTGCCTTTTCTTCTGCCTGTTCAATATCAACCGGCATACCTGCGGCCGCAATATTTTCGGTCATCTTTTCGGCAACTTCAGGGCTTTCACATATCAGATGTGCAGGACGGCACAGCTCGTGCCTTTCTGTGTGCCACAAAAAGTCAAGAAGCAACAGGTCTTTCTTACCCTCACAAAGTCTTGTTCCTCTGCCGACCATCTGACAGTACAGCCCTCTTACCTTAGTAGGTCTGAGAACTATTACGCAATCTACGCTTGGACAGTCCCAGCCTTCCGTCAGAAGCATTGAATTACACAGCACATTATATTTACCGCTATCGAAATCAGCAAGAACAGTACCTCTGTCAATGCTGTTTCCGTTGACTTCTGCCGAGCGGAAGCCTTTTTCGTTAAGTATCTTGCAGAATTTCTGACTCGTTTTTATAAGCGGCAGAAATACTACCGTTTTACGTTCCTTGCAATATTTCAGCATTTCATCCGCTATCTGATACAGATAAGGGTCAAGAGCTGTGTCAATGTCACTCGCCTTATAATCTCCTGCCTGAGTACCGACACCTGTCAGATCGAGTTTCAGAGGAATGGTGAGTGCCTTTATCGGTGACAGATACCCTTCTTTGATAGCTCTCGGCAAAGTATATTCATACGCCAGGCTGTCGAATACCTGTCCGAGATTTTTCATATCTCCTCTGTCCGGTGTTGCCGTAACTCCGAGTACCTTTGCTTCATCAAAATATCCGAGTATCTTCTGATAGCTGTCCGAAATGGAATGATGCGCTTCATCAATTATGATCGTATTGAAATAGTCTTTTGAAAATTGTGCAAGTCGCTTTTCTCTCATAAGCGACTGTACAGAGCCTACCGTTATACGATACCATGAGCCTATACAGCTTTCTTCCGCCTTTTCTACAGCACAGCCAAGCCCGCAGGCATTCAGTATCTTGTCCGCCGCCTGTTCAAGCAGTTCGCCCCTGTGCGCAAGTATAAGTACCCTTTCTCCGTTGCGGACACGGTCTTCTGCGATTTTTGCAAAAACTATCGTTTTACCGCAACCCGTAGGCAGTACGAGCAGGGTTTTTGAATTGCCCTGCTCCCACTGTGAAAGTACCGCTGTTTTGGCTTCTTTCTGATACGGTCTTAATTCCATCAGAATTTACCCGGTGTAAATACACCCGCCTGAGAGCTTGCAGGTGCCTGAGAAACAGTCTGTGCCGGTGACGGCTCATAGAATTTTTTTATTCTGTTAGACTGCATTTCTTCGCCATTCTTGTTCTTCCAAGTATCTATGTACACCTTGCAACGACCTTTGGCACCGATGACGTTGTTCCAGTTCATGCGAAGCGGTTCGCCGTGTTTCTTCTGACCTATGCCGATAAAGAATGCCGAAAGCATACCCTCACACTTGCTGTGCAAAAACAGATTATGTTGAATTGTGGTTGAGCCTTCCGGAGCGTCTATATGAATAGATACTACAGCCTTGTTGCAAGGGGGAAGTTTTTCGCTTCCCTCATGCCTTGCACGCTCGAAGCCTGTTATCGTAAAGTCGTAGTCACCTGCGGGAAGAAGCGTAAAATCGCTTTCTTTCTCAATTACGTCGTCCCAGCCTAATTCTTTTTCAAATTCACTCATGTGTTATTTCTCCTTTCGTTTATCAGAACGGGTAAGCCTCGTTCTCATAGTCTGTCATAAGCATTTCCGTTATCATTGCTTTTACCTGCTCCCATGCCCCGATAAGCACGCCCTCGATAAATTCCTTGGGATAGTCCTTTATCGGCATATCGGCAGGGAAATATCCCTTGCTTGCTACTGCCGCTCTTATCTGCTCTTCCGTTATGCTGTTTGCTGTCATAAGGTCCGCAAGAGCTTTGGGTATGCCTGAGCTTTCCTGTGTTATTGCCGGAGCAGGAGCCGACGTTACATTATCATTCGTGGCGATTGTTGCGTTTTCTGCAGCTGCCACTTGAACAGGTGCAGTCTGAACGGTAGCGGCAGGCTGTGCGGCAACATTTCTTTCGATAATGTGCTTTATCTGCCCGTACTCCATCGGAATTTCTTCCGGCAAACCGTAACGATTCTTTGCGTCCCAGCAGGGATGATGTGACGTGTACATTATGCGTCTGCCGCCCTGTGCCTTATGCTTTTTGCCGTCCTTGTCAACCGCTACCGAAATAGTCTTGTAGTTTGCGAAAAGCACCATATCAGCCCATTCTTTAACAAGAGGAGATATAAGATTGGTTGTCTTCTTGCCGAGCTTCAGCTCCCAGCGGTCATAACTTCCGAGTTCATCGGGCTGTTCAAACTTTCTGAGGATAGCGTGAGCTGTAAGTACAACGTTAACTCCGGCTTCGATAACATCTTCAAGCAGATTAAGGAACCTGCCGAACTCTTCCTTTTCGTATACATAGCCGTTGCCGTAACCGAAATCCTCGATACCCTTTTTGTCGTACTTATCGCAGATAGACTTGATGCAAAGCTGTTCCGCCCAGTCTATCGTATCAATTATAAGCGTGGTACAAGGCTTATTGAGCTTGACATACTCAATCTGGCTCTTAAGCAGCTCCCACGATGTCGGTTTATCAAAACGGGCAACGTCCATTTCCTTTGTACTACCCTCGGTGTCGATGAATAACGGATTGGGAAACTGCGATGCAAACGTTGACTTGCCTATTCCCTCAGGGCCGTATATAACCACCTTCTTGGCGGTTTCGATTCTGCCTTTAGTGATGTTCATTGTTGTACTCATCAAAATGTACCTGCCTTCCATGTTGTAGTTTCTTTCTTTTCAACCGGCTTTGAATAGCCGTCCTCGATTATGATACTGCACTCGTCACCCGTGCTAACTCTTGTGGCGATTGCCTGTAAGCCCTCGCTTTCAAGCCATCTGCCAAAGTCGTTCAGCGTATCGGTATCCATCTGTTCCAGCTTGTCTATAAGCACAAATCCGCAATTAGGATTAAGCTTGCGGACAATTGCGGTCGCAACCTTGAGCTGTTCCGAACCGGACATATTATCCCATTTAAAACCGTTGTATGTAAGCTCGCCGTTATCTACCGACAAGCCCTCAAGCGGTAAGTCTGCACCGTCAAGAAGATCTGTTTTAGCTTTTCTGACAGACTGTATTTCTTCGGTAAGCTGTATATACTGAGTTTTATACGCTTCAGCGTCAAGTTCAGCTTTTTCACGGTCAAGATTTGCACGGACCTTTGCGTTTATCTGCTCAATGTCTGCTATACTCTGTTCAAGCTCTGCCGTGCTCTCGTCTGCAAGGTCTTCAGCGTCACGATGTGCGGTTTCTGCGTTTGCCGTTGCCGTTTCAAGTCTTGCCTGTGCTTCTTCGTATGCCTTCCGAGCCAACTCAAGTTCTCTGTCGTACTGCTCTCTGAGCTGTCTTTTACGCTGATTTTCGCCGTTTCTTGCAAGAATATCCTGCTGCTGTCTGATAAGCTCGGTTGCTGACACAAACTCTTTCGGAGCATCTGCGAATACCGTCATTTCCTTAGCGTATTTCTTCTTCTGATCCGCTATCTGACCGATAGTGTGACGCTGATTGTACAGCTTCTGTTCTTCGGTTTCAAGTTCGTACAGCTTATCGCCTACACCGATTATTCTGAGGAGAGTATCCGCCTTTTCCTTGCTCGACCGGTCGAGAAACTTAGGAAGATCAAGTGCAAACTGTTCTACGAATTCGTTGAGCAGCTGCTGACCGCCCTTGTTGCCGTCCGGATCAATAACCTTGAGCGTACTGTTATTGCCGCTCCTGACTACCTTTATACCGTTGCTGAGCGTAACTTCCATGTGGGGCGGAATCACAGAGCCTTCCCGCACAGCCTGTGACGGTTTCAGCCTGTCACCGCCAAGTGCCCATGCAATAGCGTCAAGCACTGATGTCTTCCCCTGGTTGTTCTTCCCGCCGATTATCATAAGACCGTTCTCGGCAGGCGTTAACTGTACCGCTTTTACTCGCTTGACATTTTCAATTTCAAGTGAGCTGATTTTTACTGACATTTGGTTTTCCTCCTTATAACTTAGCAATCAAATCCCCGCACGCATTCAGAGCGGCACGGAAAGCCTTTATATAACTGCTGCGTTCATTTTCTGACGCATTGCTTACAAGCTCTAACGCTTCATTGAATTCACGCTGTATATTTTTCAGATGAATCTTGAAGATTTCTTTACCGTTACCACTTGCTTCTTCGTGTGCAATCGATTGCACTTTTTTCTTTTCATCAGCAAGCTTTTTATCGTATTCCGCTCTTGCGGCAGCTTCGGCTTCTGCTCTTATTTTTGCAATATCCTCGACCGACGGTTCGGCAACTGCCACTTCGACAGGACGCTTTTCAAGTTCAGCTATCTGTAACTTCAGCTTTTCATTTTCTTCTGCGGTTCGCCGCATAGCATTTCCTGTATTGTCAAGCCGTGCTTGTAACGAATTGATTCTGCTGTCTTTATCCTTGTCACTGTCAGTTACTGATGTAAACTCAAAGCGTAATTGTTCGTTTTTATCGGTAAGCTCCTTTATCTTTTCCTTAAGCTCTCTCACTGACAGTTCTTCAGCTTTGCCGCTCTCTATAAGCTCCTCACGTTCCTCTTTGCCGAGAGATTTAAGAGCTATTAGTTTGGTACTGCCGAGATACGCAAGTCTGGAAAGATCATCTATCTTGTACTGTTCAACAAGTGATATGAGATTATAAGCCTGTCTTTTTCCCGTCTTTGTGGCGTTTTCGCAGTATTCGGCAAAATCGGAATATCCGAGTTCTGCATAAAGCCGCCTATCTCTGATTTCCTTAAGGTCTATGGCAATCTGCGTTAAAGACTGAGCTACAACCTGTTCCTGAATCATCAGATCCTGATGCACCGCCTGAGCCTGCTGATACAGTGTAAGCTGTTTGGTCATGCTGTTTTCCTCCTTGATTTTGTTTTTGATTTTTTCGCCGCAATACTGTCAAGGTACTGCTGATACATCTTTTCGACATTGATTATTTCCTGTGGTTTTTCCTGTCCGCCGTTTGTAACCCAGTTGTTTTTATAACCTCTGCACTGGACTATTTTATAGTCGTTTGATACCTCCATCGTGTAGTACGGCTCGTCCGGTGCAGATTTTCGGCGGAGAAACATAATTGTCAGCTTGCCGGTTGCGTGCCTTTCGGCGTAGCCGCCGACACAGTGGCTTAGCTTCTGACCTTCGGCAACTATTTCGTCTGTGCTGACGGGCTGGCGGATAAAGTAATCACCAATCGAAAATTCAAGTATCTTTCGCTTGATCTTCAAAGTGTTCAGCTGTTCGGCCAGCTTAGCGTTTTTCTTTGCTTTTTCTTCAAGCTCTCGTGCCTGCCGCATAGCTTCTGCACGATCGTGAGCCGCTTTAAGATTTTTCGGAAAGCATATCTGTCTGTCGCTGAAATCGGCTTCGAAGCTCTGCATTATACGGACATAATCCGAATAATCGTTGATATTTACATTCTGCTTTAAAATGTACTTCGCAATTTCGTATTTGTCGGTCTTGAGTTTTCTCTTGAGGCTGTCGAGTATACCAAATGAATATCCTATATGTTTATTTGTTTCTATAAGACGGTCGAGGTTGGTAATCTTAGGAAATTCTTCTTTTATTCTAAGATAGTCTCTGTACCCGATTTGCCCTTTGCGGATTGCCCGCATAACATCTTTTGTTACGCCGAGCATTTTGTGCGGTTCGGTTTCGGCCCAGTCGATCATGTCTTCGTTGTACTTAACACTGCTATATAAGCCACACTTAATTAGTGCCTCAACATTTTTGTGTGCCTGCCAGAATTTCAGATATGATATGCTTCCGAAGTTCTCGCTTATTGCCGAATGAGCACAAGCTGTTCCTTTTAATGCAGGAAAATTAACGAAGCTGTAATCGCTATAATTCAGAAATACAGGCTCGCTAAATTTTGCTCGTAGCCCCCAGCCTGTCACTACCTTTGTGTAGTAACCGTTTTTACTCTCCCATGCGTATTTAAGACCATAACGGAACGCTTGATTTGCCGTGAACAAATACCGCTGAACCTCATTGATTGCGATATGCGGCATAATTTCACGAGCATTAAAAAGCAGCGTAACCGTATAGAAACGTATGTACAGATTATCGGTTTTTCCGTCTGACAAAAACACTCCGACATTTGATTTGCACTCAACAACCGAGCCGTGAAAATTGTGATAATTGTATATCGCAGTGACAGTTTCGCCGCAGTGCGAGCATACGGTAGTCTGTCTGTGTTTGATTGAGCTGTCATACTCACCGGGATACAGCTTTTCTTCGCATGCCGTGCAATATGCTGTGCCGTCATTATCTATAATAAGATACTTAATCGGCAACGTCTTTCTAAGCTCACGTTCAAGCTCTGCTTTAAGCGGCGGAAAATTGTCTGTATAGCTTTCGGCTTCTTTTCTTGTCATACCACACCTCAGAAGTCGAGCAGGCTGTCAAGATCAAGCTGTAGCTTGCCGCTGTCAGCTTCTGTGGATGTTTTGCTGCTGAATCCGCCGTCACCGAGATCAAGCGTCATAGTGCATTTTATATCCGCACCGGGAAAGTAAAACGCTACAGCACGCTTGTATACTTCGAGATCTTCGAGACTTGCGCCTACACCTTTGACCGTTGCCTTGAGGCAGTCGGCAAAAGACTTGCCTGACTGCTCTATGGCCTGTTTAAACTCTGCATTCTGCTCGCAGAATTTGCAGATAGTTTTCATCACAGCATTCTTTACTGCTGTTTCATACTTGCCGAGCTTTGCGTCTGTCAGCTCAGCTGTAAGTTTTTCTTTGATACTCATATTGACTTTTTCTCCTGCCAGTGTTATACTGGTCTTGTGTAAAATTTGCTTTGCTCCCTTCGGGGAGCTCTTTTTTTTTACTCTTCTTTGATGTTCTCAACATCATATCCGCACTCCGGGCAACACGGTAATGTTTCCCACGCAGGTGCACCGTGACACTCGCCACGATACTCAGTGTAGTGTCCAAGCTCTGATGCCGAGCCTGTCCAGTCACAACGTTCGCATTTATACATCGTCTTCGTCCTCCTCGTCAATCATCTCGACCTCATCGACAACACCGACAAGAGCATTGACAAGCGCCATTGCCTCGTTTATTGCATCAAACGTAGCTGTTACCTTATACTTCATTTCTTCTTTCCTCTCTTTCTTCGTATCTCCGCTACCTGCCGTGCTCTGCGGAAGTTTTGCTGTTGCTCAATTGTGGCTCTTGCCTGCCAGGCAACATACTCGCCGTAGCTCATGCCGTGATCGGTGGCTTCCTTGGCAATTCGCTCAAGATCTGTCATCGTGTCCGCCTCCTATCATATCCTTGCACCACTCCCGCATAAGCCATCCCAGCCCGTACCAGACCGCAACAGCAACTATTGCAACGGGTAACATCTCGCCGCCTACGGCTTTATAGCCCCTTTCTGCGTAAGCCAGTGCTGACATAGGTATGTACATCATCATGGCGGCAGAGGCTGTTATCCACAGCCGCAGGAGCTGTGAGAGTATGTAGGCGATTATCTTAGCTATTTTCATTCATCTCCATCCTTTCTGCGAGCTCTGACTTGAAAAACCGCCAGAGCTTAGGTCCTACCTTGTGAGCAGGAATATCTCCGTTCCTTGCCCATTTACGCAAGGTACCCGTGTCTATTCCGATGTACCTTGCCGCCTGTTCCGTATTCATCATCTCAGGGAACTGTGTCTTTTTGTACATAACGCACCTCACTTACACCGCCATATATTTGTTTATAAAATATGTCTGACCTTTTCCAATTACCTTTGTTGTACGATTTATTCTTATCGAACCGTCCGGATTGTTCACCGTGCTTTCCTTGACTTCAAACAATCCCATTTCCATTGCTCTCTGTGTGGGCATATTGTGCGAATTGCCGCCCTTTATCAGATAACCGTCCTGCCTTAACTGCTCGAATAACCTTTTCTGTCCTGTCTGAACGCCGTTTTGCTTAAGGATTTTCGCAAGGTCGCCTATCAGTATGGATGTGTGTGCCGTTTCGACTGCTCTTGCAAATAACACTTTAGGCTTGTCCTGCTCAACCTGTGCTTCTAACTCTATACGCTTTGCTTTTTCTTCTTTGAGCTTTGTTGCAAGCTGTATCAGAAAGTCCGGAGACGTCAGAGCATACTCAAGTGTATCGTCTGTCATATATGCACCGTTTCTGCGTATTGTTGGCAACACCTCGTCAAACACCCAGCTCTCAAACTGTTCAGCCGCAGGAAGCTTGCTGTGCGTTATCAGGCGGTAGACATTGCCCTCGTTGATAAATTTTGCATGCTGTTCTCTGCCCATGTTGTCGATGAGGTCGTGAAACACTACCCCATCTTCTTTACAATGTCTTGCAAGTGCGTCTTTTGTGTTTGAATACCCGAGTGCCTTTGCAATGTCCGAGCCACAGAACAGCACTGTGCCGTTCTCATCAATTGTCCTTATCTCGCCAAACTGGGCGTTGTTGAAAATCTGTAAATTGTTCAT